TGAACGCTTTTCTTCTCGTGGGGCATTCCCTCGATCCGCAGTACGCCGGTACGGGTAACGGTCTCATTACCGCGCTAATCGGAACAGCGGCGACGGTGAACGAAACCATCACTTGCACCGCGACCAATGCCACTCATTTCACTGTTGTCGGTTCCATCTCCGGCGCGCTGGGCACGGCGACCGTGGGCACGCCTTTCACCTCCGCCGTGGTGGACTTCACCATCGTGGCGGGCGGTACCGCGTTCGTGCTGGGAGACACCATCACGTTCGTCATGACGCTGCCCTGGACCGCTCTGGTCGCCACTGCGGGCGCGGAATACATCTGGAGTGCTCCGGGCAATGACGGCGCGGCGAACATCATCGTGGGCGTGAGCCGCTTCAGCAGCTCTGCCGGTGACTATGACGATCTGAATTTGCTGGGCGCATTTGGCTACGACTCCGGCCAGAGCTTCACCAGCCAGCCAGGCGGGAATAACGACGTCTATGTGCCGCTGCTGCGCGTCGGGTCCATGCGCTACTGGTTTGTTGCGAACGGGCGGCGCTGCGCAATGGTTGTCCAAGTGAGCACCACTTACCAGACGATGTACTTGGGCTTCATCGACCAGTACGCAAGCCCGAGTCAGTTCCCTTACCCGCTGGCCGTGGGCGGCTCCATGTCCTTCCACAGCACTGTGCCAATTGTGGGCGATCCGCTCTGGCGGTGGAGCAATAACAGCATCAGCGTGTGTGCTTTTGCGATTGCGAACAACAGTCCGCAGGATCTCGGCGCGCAGCTTCGGATGAGGACTAATGCCGGTGTGTGGAGAGGTTTCAGCACGGACCCAGGCAATACCACTACCGGCACCGGGCAAATCTGGCCGTACTCGGGGATCATGAACAATCTGCGTCCGAACATAGACGGCAGCTATTTCCTCGACGCCATCGTGCTCAACGATGACGGCCCAAACATCTACGGCGAGCTTGACGGCGTGGACGCGGTGACCGGCTACAACCAGGTGTCGGAGAACACGGTCACGATCAATGGCATCTCCTGGCTCGTGGTGCAAAACGTTTTCAGAACGACAACGACGGATTACTTCGCGCTCAAGCTGGCGTGATCTGAGGAGAGAGAATGGCATACGCGACTGGTGTTCCGGTGTCTGAGACTGACCTGCTGCAAACGCTGGTCGCATTCCTGGTGACGCAGGGCTGGACAACCAACCTCAGCGTCGCAGACGGCGTGAATGGCGGCTGGCGCGCCCACATGTCAAAGAGCGGAGTTTTCGTGAACCTCCGCGCCATGTACATCGAGTGCGCCTGGCCTGCCTTCGCGGGCGGCCTCATGAACGGCATCGGTCTCAACGTGGGCACGGGCTTCAATGGCTCGAATCCCTGGTATGACCAAGCGGGAGTGCCGCAGTACATTGGCAGCGGCCCATACCCAGGCGGTGTGCAACTCTCCACGAATAACAACATAGGCCCGACCTTCAGCTTCAGACCGTTCTCGCGCTACCACTTTTTCACCGATCCTCTGGATAACGTTGTCGTTGTTCTGGAAAAAGCCGCGAACGTTTTCGGCTTCATGGGCTGGGGCGCAACCCTGGTCAAGAGCGGCGGCGTCTGGACGGGCGGATTGTATTGCTTCGCGGACACTGACGTCGCGGAAGCCGGAGTTGCGCAACCGGCCACGGCGTGTACTCCTGGTTGCAATGGCGGGCGCGGCAACGGAGGCCCCAGCATGTTTGTGCGCGCCGACGTGGACAGCTACGTCGGAAAGTTCCTCGCGAACTTCGTGAGCAGCGAAGTGGATTGGGGCAAATCATGCGCGACTGGTGTTCCTTCGGTTTTCGGAACCGTTCCCCCGGATATACCGAGCACGGTGAACCTGTACCTCCGGCTCACGTCTCTGCTGAATGCTCAGGCGGTGCTGGTGCCGGTGAACGTCTTCGCGCATCGCGACGGCGGCGGCTACTCGCTGCTGGGCGCGATTCCGAACGTTTTCATTTGCAACGCGGGCGGCGTGGGTTTCAGCTCCGGTGCCGTCTACACCATCGGCGCGAGCAATTACATGATCTTCCAGGGCGCAGTGCCTCTGAGCATCTTGATCCCAGGCTTTGCAATTGAGCAGTTCACCTAAATGGCTGACTTCGCAGGCTATTTCATTGCTCCGAACGTGGAGCTGAATCCGAGTCACCTGGCCTTCGGTCCTGGCGGCGGCGGCGCTCCACGTCTGGCAGTTGCGCCCAGCGCTCCCGTCTCCGGAGCGAAAGCGCTGGGAAGTCCGGCGCTCCCGCCAGGGATCGGCCGGGCGGGCAGCCTCAGCAGTTTCTTTGGTGACCGCTGCATTTTTGAGCGCGTGCTGGTCATCCCCGAGGTTGCGGACGTGGGCGCTGTTCTAACTCAGGCCACGATCATAGTTGACCTGTGGAACACCTACCGCAACGTCATGCAGAAGCTCACCGCGCTCACCGCGACCGGGCCAGGCAATGCAGTGGTGACACTTCCCACGCTGCCCCTGGTGTTCGTCCCTCTGGGATTCCTGGCCCAGAGCGTGGTGTTGCCGACTGAAGGCGATCCGATCATCGCGGAGCTGCTCACGTTCGTCTTCCCCGGACAGACCGGCACAACCCTCACGCTCACCGGCACCCGGCTTGCGGTGTTCACGATTCCGGCCAATTGGGATGACCAGGGGATCACGGAAAAGCCCCAGCAATGGTTAACTGACGTTCTAAAGGCGACGTCAGAGCAAGAGCAGCGGGTCCAGCTACGCACGATCTACCGGACTCAGGTAAAGTTCCGCGTCATTGCGGACGGCCTCACCAAAGCGCTCCTAGAGGCCCTGCTGTGGGGATGGCAAGCTCAGGTTTACGGCGTCCCATTCTGGCCTGACGCGCAACCGCTCCTTGAGGGCGCATCCTCCGGTGACACATCGGTGTTCTTTGACACCACAGACCGCGGCTTCGTAGCCAATGGCCTGCTCCTGATCTGGCGCGATGCCTTCACTTACGAAGTAACCACGATCACCGCGCTCATCAGCGGCGGTGTCGCCATCAACGCAGCGCATGACAACTGGCTGGCGGACGGCCAGACCTTTTGCGTTCCGGTCCGGCGTGGGCGCCTCGCTGAATCCCAGGAAGTGAAACGCACCACGAGCACGGTCGCGGAAGTGGAATTGACCTTTGATTGCGAGGTGGTTTGAGTGGCCTGGCCAACGACACAATATCGCGGCCTTGACGTGCTGGACCTGGACCCGAACGCGGCGCTGGCGAATGACACCGCGTACCATCGCTCCGTCCAAAGGCTCGACCCTGGGCCGGGCGCTGTCACCGTCGTCGACCGCTCCGGTGTGGCGACGCTGGACGCGAAAGCGATCCCGTTCCTGCTGGCCAGCCGGGCTGAGATTGCGAACTTTGTAACCTGGCTGACTCGCCGGCTCGGCCGACTCGTGCCGTTCTGGGCACCAACCTGGCAAGCCGATCTTGTCCTCGCGGAACAGGCAAACATCGGCGCGACTGGCTTCTCCATCATGAACACGGGTTACACCCGCTTTCAGTTTTCGAGTGTGGCCAGGCGGGATCTCGCGATCTTCATGCTCGATCGTTCCGGCATTTACTTTCACCGGGTCATTGCCAGCGTGGAGGAGATGGACGGCACCGAAGCCCTGTCCCTGGAAGTGGCCTCGCCGCTTCAAGCGACGATCACGCCGACGAACTGCATGATTTCGTTCCTGCCCTTCTGCCGTCTGGCCAGCGACGACACGCCGGAGTTCAAGTGGGAGACCACTACGGTTGTCGCCGCCGTGCTGGCAATCGCTTCGCTACCAGGGGAGACGCCAGCATGAGCTATCAGTCGGTTGAGACCAGCCCCTACAGCAGCCAACCCTTTGAGCTGTACTTCTTCGCGACCGCAGACCAGAACTTTTTTTTCACCAGCGCTGATCACCCGATCACGTACCTGGGGAATGTGTACACGCCAGTCTCGATCAAAACCACGGCCACAAGTCAAACCGGGGAAACCAAGGCCGGACAAATCAGGATCACGATGCCGCTGGACAACGCGGTTCCGCAACTGTTCCTGCCCTACTGTCCTGACTCACCGCTGTTCATCATCATCTACCGGGGCCACGGCGGCGACGCAGATGTCGTAGTGAATTTCACCGGGCGCGTGAATCTGTGCCGCTTCGGAGACTTTGCGGAGCTGACTTGCATCCCCGCGAGCGACATGCTGAAGACGCTGGTGCCCCAGATGAATTTTCAGTCACCCTGCAATCACTTCCTCTACGACTCCGGTTGCAAGGTCAACAAATTCGCCTTTGCTACGCCGGGCACCATCTCCGCGATTGACTCAACCGGAACACTGGTGACGGTGCCAGCGGCGGGCGCGCTGGCGGCTGGTTGGTTCACCACGGGCTATCTAGAAATCGGGCAGCAGCGCCGCATGATCCTGCTTCACAACGGCACCGTGCTTACGCTCATGGACCCGCTCAACGAAGTGGAAGTGGGCGCGGAAGTGACGCTCTACGCCGGGTGCATGCGCGATTACGGAACTTGCCAGGCGAAGTTTAGTAACGGCAAAAACTTCCTCGGCTTTCAGTGGGTGCCGACAAAAAACCCGTTCAAAGACCCGTTCAACTGAGACGCTCATGAGCTTTCTTCTTATCGTC